ATGATTTTATCTCTATTAATATTAAAAATTCTTATAAAAAGATGTAAACTATCCAATAATGAAATAGCTAACGAATACTATAACCCATACATAAGTGAGGAAGAGCTTAAAATTATAGACAGAGGTGAATTAGTAACTATAAATACTAATGATTTTATTTGTAAAACTAATGAAAGTTGTTATTATGGAGATATGGCTAGAAGAGTTATAAATAGAACTGAAACTGTTGGTTATACAGGAAAATCATCTGGTATAAGCATAAGAATTACGAAAGGTTTATCATATAGAACTGGTGCAGGAAAATCCACTCCTATAAGGGAGGATGTAGAATATTCATATGAAGGAAACATATTCGTAACAAATCAAAGGGTAATTTTTACGTCTATAGAAAACGGATTCGAATTTCCATTATCTAAATTGACATCGATGAAATTATATATTAAGTGGGATAGGTTTTCAAGTTGGTAATAAAAGCTACACTTTAGTTATGGAAAATCAAGAATATCCCTATAACGTAATTAGTCAATTGACTAATGGAGCTAAAGCACTCTAAGAATGGAGTGCTTTTATTTTTTGAAAAAAGAGGTGGTAAAGTGGCAACCGTATCAGCAAGTTTAAAAATGTTTGACCAGATGACAAGTCCACTTCAACAAGTTACACAGGCTTTAAATTTAACTATAAGTGCTATGGATAATTTAAATAATTCAGCTAACAAAGATATAAGAATAACAAATACTTTAAATACTGCAAGAGGAGCAATTCAAAGAGCTTCTGCTGGATTACAAGAATTGGCTAACACACAAGATAAATCTAAAAATAATCAAGAAAAATTAAATGAATCTTTTAACAAGGGTTCTGGTGAAGCGAATGTGCTAACAAGTAAGATAAAAAATCTTATAGGTGCTTATTTAGGATTTCAAACTGCTAAAAAAGGAATAGACCTAACTATAGGTGGAGGAGCAAGGCTAGAACAACAATTAATTACCATAAGTGGAATGTTAGGTAACAAAGATATAGGGAAAGCTTTCTTTGGGAATCTTAACAAATATGCAAATGAGAGTGTATATGGATTAAAAGAATTTAATACTATAACTAGAAGCTTTATTCAATTTACAAAGAATACAGACAAACTTATGGATTTAAATAAAACAGCTGAAAAATTAGCGTTCTTAGATCCAACCCAAGGTTTAGAGGGAGCTGGATTTGCATTGAAAGAAGCCTTAGGTGGAGATTTTATGTCCTTAAAATCTAGATTTGGATTTGGTAAAGCCGATGCAGAAATATTAAAAGCGTCCAAAAGTATGGATGAGTTTATAAGTAAATTTGATAAATTATTAGCTCAAAAAGGTGCCACTGATAAAGCTTTGGAAGAATTTAACCAATCTGCAATAGCCCAACTTAATAACCTTAAGTCAAACATAGAGACCTCTTTTGCACAAGCTTCAGAAAATGCACTTGAATCTTTAAAGCCTTTGTTAAGTGCTATAAATGAAGGATTTAAGAATGGTGATTTTCAACCATTCTTTGACGGAATAAGTATAGGGATAAACATAATTGTGAATAGTATACTTTTGGTTATAGATGTAATTAGTTGGATAGGACAAATAGTACAAGATAATTGGTCAATAATAGAACCTATACTAATTTCTACAATATTATATTTTTCTGTTATGCTAATTCCAGTGCTATGGGATACTATAACAACATTAGTAGCTATGGGGATTGCATGGTTAATGGTTAACTGGCCTATATTACTAATAATAGGTTCAATAGCATTATTTATATATATCTTAATACAATCAGGGGTTACTGCGGAACAAATACTAGGTTCTATAGGAGGATTATTTGGAGCTACTTTTGCATTTATATATAATCTTATTGGGCTTTTATGGAATGGATTCGCTAGTTTTGCAGAATTTTTCGCTAACTTATTTATAGATCCGGTTTATGCAGTAAAAAACTTTTTTATGATATGTGTACGACTATATTAGAATGGATTAGTAATTTAGCAAAAGGGTTAACTGATTTGATTAATATGATACCAGGGGTAAAAACTAATCTTCACAGTGGTCTAGATAATCTTATAAGTAAAATTCCAGTGCCCGAAAGCAAAAAAGGTGTTGTCAAAATACCTAGGATGAAGCAAATGGATTATAAAGAAGCTGCAACTTTTGGATATAATAAAGGTGCAGGAGTAGCAAGAGGTATAGGTAATGCTTTAAATAGTTTTGCGGGAATAAAAAAATCAATTGGACAACAAAAAACGCCAGATATGGCAGCATGGAATAAAGCACAAGGACCGGGAGCATTAGGAACTGCAGGAGATGGTGGTAAAAATAAAGGTAGTAAATCTCCAAGTGGAAACAAAGGATTAAAAGATGCTAATAAACATCTTGCAAATATAGATGATAAAATTGACATCAGTAACGAACACTTAGAGATGATGAGAGATTTAGCAGAAATGGAAAGCATACAAAACTTTGTAACTCTAACTCCAACAGTACAAGTTACTACTGGAGATATTAAAGAAGAAGCAGACATAAACAAAATAATATCTAAAATAGAAACTTATATGGAAAATGAATTAGTCAATAGTGCAGAGGGGGTATATGCTTAATGAATTACAAAATGTATTTAGGAATTAATGATGGTGAAGAAGGATTTATACTCCCAGTGTTACCAGAGAAAGTTGAGTTTGATGAAGATGGAGACAATAAAATATACGATATAATTAATTTAGGAGAAATTAATACAATAAACAAACCTAAGTTAACTGAAATAAGTTTTGAAAGTTTCTTTCCTAAACATAAAGGTCCTTATGTAAGCTCGGAACAATTATTTGAACCGAGCTTTTATATTGGGAAAATTAGAGAATGGAGAGATAAAAAACAAAAAATAAGGTTTATATTTACCGGTAGCCCTTTAGAAATCAATGATCTGTTCACTGTAGAAAACTTCAAGCCTTATGAAGAAGGTGGAGAAGTTGGAGATGTACATTATTCTATAGAACTCAAGAGGTATAAAAACTATGCTGCTAAAAAAGTAGTTATAGTAAATAAGAAGGATAGTAATAAGAAAGCGGTTAAAACAAGTAGTAATCCACCAAGACCAAGTAATACTAATAAACCTAAAACACACACAGTTAGCGGTAATGATACGTTGTGGCACATATCCAAAAAATACCTAGGTGATGGTAATAAGTGGCCACAAATTTATAATCTAAATAAAGACAAGATCAAGAATCCTAATTTAATATATACAGGACAAGTTTTAAGGCTTCCATAGGTGGTGATAGGTTGAATATACAATTATTACTGGATAATAAAGATGGGAATGTATTTGATATATCTGAATTAACAAGTGAAGTTACCTGGAAAACTAAAAGAAAAGATAAGCCTTCTAGTTTGGACTTTGAAATATTAAAAGATAAGCAAATTACTATAAACAACGGTGATGTAATAAGTTTTAAAGTAGATGGTAATCCAGTGTTTTATGGATATACATTTGAAAATGGAGGAAGTAAAAATCCAATTATAAAAGTAACTGCTTATGATCAATTGAGATATTTACTGTTTAATGATACTTATGTATTTAAAAATAAAAAAGCAAGCCAAATCTTAATACAAATTGCTAAAGATATAGGATTGAGAGTAGGAACTATAGAAGATACGGGATATGTTATACCACAGTTATTAGAAGATGATAAAAAATTACTAGATATAATATATAGTTCTTTAGAAAAAACCCTAATGAATAATAAAAGAACTTATACATTATATGATGATTTTGGATATTTAAACTTAAAAAATATAAATAACATGAAGCAACCTGTAGTTATTAGTGATGATAGTAACTTAGGAGATTATGATTGGAAAAATAGTATAGATAGTGATACTTATAATAGAGTTAAAATAGTAAGAGATAATAAAGATACTAAGGGCAGAGATGTTTATATAGCACAAGATAGTAGAAATATAGCTAAATGGGGAAGGCTTCAATATTATAAAAAAGTAGATGAAAAAATGAACAAAGCACAAATTCAAGAAATGGTTAACGCCGCGCTAAAGCTTAAGAATAGAGAAACTAAGACTTTAAAATTAAAAGATGTTATTAGCACAGATATAGCAGCAGACTTAAAATTAAGAGCTGGTAGTGGCGTGTATGTAGATATAAAAGAAAAGGGAATAAAACAGTATTATCTTATAGAAGAGGCTACACACAAGTTTCAAAAAGGTAATTTAGTAATGGATTTTGATTTAAAGGTGGTGTAGATATGGGGATGATAGATACAATTAAAAAAGCAAGTATGGGAGCAGTAGGAGCTGGCAAACCTGTAGAAATAATTTTTGGTGAAGTTATAAATGCAGAGGATTTAAAAATAAAGGTGGATCAAAAACTTATATTAGATAGAGATTTTTTTATTATTCCTGAAAGCTTAATTAGATATGAGGTAGATTTAAAACATACACACAATTATATAGATAGTTCTATTAATAGTAACCTAAAAACATCTTTAGATAAATTATTAATTAGAGAAGGTCTAAAACAAGGTGATAAAGTTCTATTACTTAGAGTTCAAGGTGGACAACAGTATGTAATCTTAGATAAGGTGGTGTAGGTGTGAGTGAGGTTAGTATATTACCACGAGGTGCAATACTTGATGAAGATGTAGAAGTAGAAGAAATAATTGAACCTACAAAGACTTATAAAATTAAAGATAATAGAATAGTAGGATTTATAGATAATGTAGAAGCCTTAAAACAAGCTATAGCTTTAATTCTAAACACAGAAAGATATGAGTATCTTATCTATAGTTGGAACTATGGGAGTGAACTTAGTGGACTTATAGGTAGACAAAAGGATATAGCAGAAAGTGAGTTTAAAAGAAGAATAAGAGAAGCTTTAAGCCAAGATGATAGGATTAACAATGTTGATAATTTTATATTTAAGTATGATAAGGACGGTGTAGAAGTAAGTTTTACCGTCTTTTCTATTTATGGAGAATTTACTGAAAGCGTGGTGAGATAGTTGTTTGAAGATCAAACCGAAGAAGTGATTCTAGATAGGATGATGAATAAAATATCTAATGATTTAGATAAAAGAGAAGGTTCTATAATTTATAATGCTTTAGCACCAGCAGCTCAAGAAGTTGCTAAAATGTATTCCGATATGGACTACTTTTTAAAATGTACTTTTGCAAGCCCTGATATGCCACCTGAACTTTTAGATTTAAGGGTAGCAGAAGAAGGTCTTAGAAGAGAAAAAGCAACTTATGCAATTAAAAAAGGATACTTTTATAACGAAGAAAATGAATTAATAGATATTCCTTTGAATAGTAGATTTTCTATAGAAGATTTTAATTTTATTGCTGTAGGAAAAATTTCTACTGGTTTATATAAAATGCAATGTGAAACAACAGGTATAGAGGGAAACTCTATAACAGGACCATTAATACCAATTGAATATATTGAAGGACTTTCCATTGCTACATTGGGAGAACTTATTATACCAGGAGAAGATGAAGAAGATAATTATAGTTTATTTAATAGATATGTAGAGCATTTAAATGAGAAACCTTATGGAGGTAATATAGCAGATTATAAAATTAATACTAGAGCTATTGAAGGTGTTGGAACTGTAAAAGTGTTTCCTATATGGAATGGCGGGGGCACTGTAAAAATAATCTTTCTGGATAGTGATTATAGTGTTCCTACAATAGAATTAATAGACAAGGTGCAAACTATACTAGATCCAGTACCAAACCAAGGCAAAGGTTTTGGTGTTGCTCCAGTAGGTCATGTCGTTACTGTATTAGGTGCTAAAGATATAGAAATAACTATAGAAACAAAACTTCTATTAAAGAGAGGACTTACTATTGGTCAAGTTCAAGAAGATATAGAAAAAGTTATTAAAGATTATTTTTTAAACCTTAGAAAAGAATGGTATGAAGATGATAATACAATAGTTAGAATTAGCCAAATTGAAGCTAGAATTTTGAATGTAGAAGGTGTGGCAGACTTATTTAATACTAAGATAAATGGCAAGGAAGAGAATTTAACTTTAGGCACTGAAGAAGTGCCAATGTTTAAAGAGGTGGTATTAATTGAAAAAGAAATTAATTGATTTTTTACCACCACAAATAGCTGATATAGAAGAATTTAAAAATATAATGGCTACTGAAAATATAGAGTTAGAATTAATTGAAAAAGGACAAGAAAGAATTCTAAAAGAAAATTTTATAGACACCGCAACAGATTATGGAATAAAACATCAAGAAAAGTTATTTAAAATTAGAGCTGATTTATTAAATGATACATTAGAGTTTAGAAAGTTAAGAATTAAAAATAGAAAAATGGATAAGATGCCTATAACTCAAAGGGCTTTGGAACATAAATTAAAAACTTTATTTGGTGAAGGAAATTATAAAGTTGAAGTACTTAATGATGAATATGTATTAAAAGTATTTATTTCTACTTTTAATTGGAGTATGTTTAATGAAATAATAGATAACTTTAGATATATAATTCCATGTAATATGATGTTAAGTTCTACTTTAGTACAAAAGATTAAATTCCCTGTTTATATTGGATCCTGTATGACTACAGGTGAAGAAATAACAGTATATCCATGGATGCCTAAAGATATAACATCTAAAGGTAAAGTTAACATAGCTATGGGTAGCAACGCAGGATTAGAAACTATAACAACATATCCAAAGGAGGGATAAACTTGGCAGAAAAATTTTATACCTTACTCACAGAAATAGGTAAAGCTAAAATAGCTAATAGTGCTGGATTTGGAAGTAAGGTTAACTTTGTTAAGATGAAAGTCGGAGATGGAGGAGGAACTTATTATAATCCAACAGAAGGACAGGAGGATTTGGTTAATACCGTATATGAAGGAAATATAAATTATATATCTGTAGATGAAGAAAATCCCAATTGGATAAACATAGAAATGATGATACCAGCTAATGTTGGTGGATTTATGATACGAGAATATGGAATTTTCGATGAAGAAAATAACATGTTGGGTGTAGCTAAGTGTCCAGAAACATACAAACCAGTTGCTGCAGATGGTAGTACAAAAGAACTACTAATGAGAATGAATTTAGAAGTTTCTAATACACAAAATGTAACCCTTAAAATAGACCCAACAATAATTTTTGCTAAAAAGTCAGATTTAGAAATATTAGATAATAAAATAAAAAATATTAAAATTCCAGTAGCAAAAGTTAATGAAAAAATAGGAAATGTTGTATTAACGGCCAGTGATATAAAAACAGAGAATGGACAAACGATTGATGAACAATTGGCTGATATTACGACAGATAATAAAAGATTAACTAAAGATAAAACAATCACAGGAGCTATAAATGAGCTTTTTACCTCTGCCAGTAATGGGAAAACTAAAGTAGCTACTGCTATTACTGGCAAAGGAGTACCAGCAAGTGGTAGCGATTCGTATGATACTTTATCAAGTAAAATTAAAAATATAAAAACAGGGTATACACAAAATGATTTGATAAATGCTGAGAATGTAGAATTCTCAATAAAAATATTTTTTCTAAAATATGGATTCTGGTATGCTATTTTTTATAAAAGATTATATATATGTAATTAATTGGAAAAATTCTATAAAGAAATATAGTTTAGATGGGAATTTAATATTATCGAAGAAAATAGATCATAACGGTTTTAGCTCAGGTTATTATACTTATTTTGATGATATTTATAAAATCTTTTTCCATAATAATTCTTT